CAATATTCATTTCTTTTGCGGCTAGTGTAGCAGTTGTTACTAACTTGCACTGACCTTGACCGTCAGCGGTTTGAACTAGATAACGCTTGCTAGCTTCTTGCTTCTTGATATCAAATGCCTTTTGAGATCCACCTGTGATAAACGCTTCGCCTTTGATAGCATTTTGTCTATTAGAAGTTAATGCAACGGTAAATGTTGCAAGTGTGCCAGTTGTTCCGCCAGTGACTGCTAGAGTTGGTGCGCTGGTGTAACCTGTACCTGCTGATACAAGTGTAACAGAAGCAATATTTCCTAGTGCGTTTGTTGTAACTTGTGCAGTTCCTGCAACACCGCCTGGAATATTAGGTGCGCTAAATGTTGCACCTAGTGTTGTACTTGTGGTGTACAATGTGCCTGTGTTGTTTAGTGCAACAGTTGTAACACCTTCACCACCTACGCCAGTTACTCCACCTTGTGCTTGGTTAGAGTAAGGGCTGTTTGTATTACCAAAAAACTTTTCTTTAATCGGACGTCCCATTTTATTTCTCCTTATGTTAAGATCGTTCTATGATCTACGCGGATGGTACCGCATAAAACCCGTAAGGGCGAACAATGTTATTTATTGGATAGTCAACAAAAAACCCGCCGAAGCGGGTTTGTTGTGGTTATAAGACCAAGTAACGGATTACTTGAAGCTTACGTTTGCGCTAGTGATAGCAACTTTACCTAGGTAGTCAGCAGCGTTACCTAAGCTAGATGCTGTGTTTGTTAACTCAACATAGCCGTAACGTGTCATGAAGCCAACTACTGGCTCAAATGTTGCTGGGTCAAGAACAACACCAGAGCTCATTAGAGGAATGTATGGGCAATAGAACGCAGCAGCATCTGCTTCGCTTGTACCTTTGTATCCAACTAGGATCTGATTGTTGTCGTCTGTGTCAGACTTGTATGCGTCAACATAAACACGCATAGCACCGTTCAATGTACCAACGAACTTAGTGTTTGTCGGAGCTTCGAATGTACCTTCTGTAGTACGAGCAAAAGCAGAAGTTGTAGCACTTTGTAGGATCGTTAGAGCTTGGTTGCTTACAACTGCCCAGTTTGCGCTACCACGACGTGTACGCTGAGCAATCAAGTTGCTTACGCGGTTGATCTGGATAGCTAGTGCAGCGTGCTCGTCACCGACGAATGTAGCTGTACCAGAAACTAAAGCCTGGTCATATGTTTCTTCAACACTAGCCAAAGAACGTAGACTTGTTAGGATCTCTTGGTCGATTTCAGCTGTGATTTCTTGTGCTAGAGCAGCCATGATTTCTGCTTCGATGTCAATGCCTTGTTGAGCTTGTGCATCTTGAGCAGCTTCAAAAGTCCAGCGAGCGCTTAGTTTACGAGACTTAGCTTCAACTGGGCTCTTCAAGATCTGAATGCTCATACGCTTACCTGGAGTACCTTCTAGGGCGGATGTTACTGCTGCACCACCGTTAGAAGCATTATTACCAGAATACGCTTGAGCGATCTTGAATGGGCTTAGTGCTTCTTCACCTGCTGTTACAACATCACCACCAGAAACGCCGTCTGCATAGCGGACACGTAGAGTATGGATCTGTGCAACTGGGCCTGTCATTGGCTGAACGCCGATGATTTCGTTTGCAATAACTGTCGGCATAACACGACGAATTACTGGAAGAATAACACGGTTCAGGGTAGCAATGTTACCTGTGCTTGTAGCACCTGCTGTTGCAGACTCACCTAAATAACGACGAGTATTCTCTAAGCAAACTGCCATAGAAGACTTACGGTTACCGGTTAGGCCTTCAAGCAGAGCTTCTTTGGTCTCTGACCATCTTTCATTTAATAATTGTGACATTTAATTTGTCTCCTTGAATATAATTATTTCGATAGACCCGCTAACTTGCGGATATCTAATATGTTATCTAAGCCTACCACTGGCTTGCTTTCACGGTTACCAGTTACTTCTGAGCTTTCAGTTAGTGCTTTTTTAAGTGCTACTTTCTTTGCGCCTTCCATTACTGCGGGTAGGTATTTCTCAAATGCATTATGCAGTTTCTGTGTTTGTACAGATTCTAACAAGTCTTGCATTACCACTCTTTTTTCGCCACTTAATGGCGATAGCAATTCAGCCATAACATTTTTACGTTCCATTAGATCTTTTGTAACACGAATTTCGCGTTGCGTAGATTCTACTAGATTGTTTTTTTCTGCTACGGTTTGTTTTGCTTCTGCTAGTTCTTGTTCTTTCTTAGAAATAATCTTTAACAATTTACTTGTTTCAGATTTTTCGTTTAGGTAGGAACCTGCAAACTCTTGCGCAAACGCTTCATAAATTTTACGTCCAAAATCATTGCTGCGGGCGCTGTCAATATCTTCTTTCAACTGAGTAATCTCACTTGTAAGTTTCTTAGTAACAGTTGCTTCGACAACTTTTGCGGAACGTTGAATAAATGCTTGTTTGATATCATCAAACTTGCTCTTAGCTTCACGAACTAACTTAACTTTCGTTTCAGCTAGGTCCTTTTTATCAGATGCAAATTCTTGGATTTCTTTTGCTAGAGCATGTACAACAAATTGCTCTAACTTACTGAAGTTCTCAGAAACGGTCTTACGATCGCTCTGGAATTCAACTAACTCTCTGCCTAATTGACCAATAACAAATTTTTCTAACTTCTTAGCATCTTCAGCAATACGTGAACGATATGCTTCTTTTGCTTCAGCTAGTGCTTTCTTGTCATTGTGCAACTCAGCCATTTCTGCGGCCAGTCTGTCGCTTAACATCTTGTCGATTGCCTCAACCATAACACTCTTGTCATGATTGTATTTCTGGGCAAACTCTTCACGAAGTTCAGCGGTCACTTGGTCGCGATTCTCTTGAATTTTTGTAGCAAAGGCAGATTCGACAGCGACTTTTACATCTTCTGACATTACACCTGACTCTACCAATTGTTTGAATGCGTCCAACATCTATTTCTCCTCGGGCTTATTTTAGACCTTTAATAATTTGTAGGAGGGATTCCTTCAAATATTTCTGGGCCTTTGGATCTTCTTTTACTTCTTGTGCAACTTTAAATGCCTTCATTCCGCCACGTGCATTCATTAAATGCTCGTACACAGGCGTAGGGTAAGCACCAGGTGCGCTTGGTTGTGCAACTATGTCAACGGTAATGATTTCAAAGTCGGAAACTTTACCGCTCATGTCATCAACGTTTCCGCTGCCTCTAGAGCTGACGCCAAGTTTTACACCTGCTTCGAGCATTGTACGAATTAAGTTGCCCATCGGTGTCGGCAAGATTTTAAACTTGCCATAACCGTTAGGACCTTCCATCCACATGTTGGTTATCATGTGGCTGACACGGTCCAAATTCACTTTTAAATCATCTGGGTGGTCTACTTCACCTAAGACAGAATAACCATTCTGAATCTGATCGTTCAATGTTTTCACAGCACGTTCAATTTCGTCTACAGGGTAAACTCGTTGATTAGCGTTGCGAATACCACCTTGAATGGCAATACCCTTTAAATGAAGGTTCTTGCCGTCCTTGTCGTCTGACTCTAATACGATGCCAGACTGATCAAAACTTAGGTGTTCTCTTAGATAAGAATGTTTCATCCAGGTTCTCTAATTAGTTTGCCGGCTTTAAGAATTGCTTGATGCTAGGAACGCTAGTTTGACCAGCTTTGTCGCCTGTTCCAGAACCAACTGGTCCAGGACCTGCACCTTTCTTCTCAGCACCGTGGCCACCTTTAACGTTGCTTAGTGTCTTAACACCACTCTTTGCACCGTCAACATTGTGGATACCTTTGGCAAACTTTTCGCTTGACTCAGGATTGATACCTTTGTTTACTTTAGCTGGACGATCGCCTGTGTTGCTTTGGCCTTCTGTATCACCGCGGACAATATTGCCTGCGCCAACATTCTTACCACCAACTGGCTTGCCGGCACCAGAACTGATTGGGCTACGACCTTCAACAGGTGCGCCATCCTTCTCACCAGTACCTGCACCTAGGTATTGACCTTGTGCTTTCTGGCTGTTCTTTTCCCAGTCGTTTCCAACTTTCTCAGTGTACTCACGTGTCATACGACGGCCTTCTTGGAATCCCATCTTCATAGGCTCTTCTTCTCCGCCCATGTCGTCCATTCCACCTTCGTCATCAAACTCGTCGCCGCCCATGTCTCCACCTTGGGATGCTTCAAGTTCAGCAAATGCAGCTTCTAGATCAGCAATCGCATTCTTGATGTCAAAAATTGCGCTGTCTTCTCCACCACCTTTGGCTCCGTCCATTTCGTCGTCGGTAGCACCGATGTCTGCACCAAAGTCACCAGTTTCTTCTTCACCTGGCATACCTTCTTCATCATCTGCTTCCATGCTGTAGCTGTCTTCTAGATCAACAGATTCATCAGTATTATCGTCGTCCATACCTTCTTCAACGTCGGTATCGTCGTCCATACCTTCTTCAACGTCGGTATCGTCGTCCATACCTTCTTCAACGTCGGCATTTTCTTCTGCTTCTTCAGCAATTAAATTCTCATAGATATCTCTTGACTTTTCAACAACGATCTCATGGAATAGCTCGTTAGCTTTATCCATTTCTTCATTGACGATTAAGTCTAATAGTTGTTCAAACTTAGACATGCGGTTATCTCCTATATTAGTTTCGCGGCAAGGCTTTGTGTTGTTATTTAACTAAGGTTAATTAAAGGTGCACGAAATAGGCCTAAAAACGTCAGTTCTTGACCTAAAAAGGAAAAATTCAGTGAGATTTAACAATTTTTACTAAAATATTTAACTCTAGTTGCAAAATATTATCTTGTAGTATTACTGAGCAGCAGCATCGGGAGGAGGTGCAGCATACATTTTACGCACTAATGCCAACTCTTCTTTCTTTTCTTGATCTCTTGAATCACCTGCTTTACGTAAAGAATTAATCATTTTTAATGTTAATCTTGTTTTACGCAAGTCGCCGGCACCCAGCACTGAGGTATCATTCTTCGAATTGTATCGAAGATCGTCTACCATTTCTGCATGGTCTTTATTAAAATAGATGAACTCTCGTAATATCATATCAATATTTATGCTGCCGGTGGCGTTGTTCCAGGAGCGGGCGCTGTTTCTTCGCCTGGCATTGCTTCAGGAGGAGGTGTTGTTGCACCAGAAATAGCACTCATATCAGCACTCATTCCATTTGCAGTAACACCGACTCCTCGTAATTCAGCATTTGCAGGTAGTGCAGTATCTTCGTCTACGTTTTCTTCTCGCCACATTGTTTCGTTTTCCGCCATCTCTTCTGCCGTTAGACCTAAGAATCTCTTCATAGCAAATCTCTTGCTTAAATGGGGGATTGCAGATACTGCTCCGTATGTAGTTACACGAGCAGTATCCATTTCTGTTTGACGATAAGCAGCAAAGTTTTGTGGAGGGTTGAACTTAACTTCAAATATATTACTGTCTACATTGATGCCTTTGTTATGCAGATACAGTTTAAATTCTGTATCAAAATGTTCATTCATTAAACTTTGTAGTCGTTCGCAGTATTTGTTAAATCGTAACTCTTGTATATAGGCTGTTCCAACTCGACCATCATTAAAGTTAGATCCTCCGTCGTCGGAACCAGTAGGTAGATAACTGCTAGGAATGCGTAAAGCCCTAAACAACTTATTAGTAAAATATTTAAGATCATCAATCTCTCCTAGGTTAGTACCGCCTGGTAGTACTTCAACTTTACTGCCTCGACCTTCAGCTGTCTGTGGAAAGAAGTAATCTTCGTTGATAGATAAAGGATTATATCCGGCATCAATAACACTTTGACTTCCGCCAGTAACGCTTGGAATGCGTCTTTGATTTACTTCATTTTTAACTCGCTCAACAAAGCCCATAGCCAAGTGGCTTGGCATATTACCTACGTCAATATAGAATACACGGCGTTCTGGAGCACGTTGAATACGATAGATAATGATAGCATCTTCAAGCAATTCTTTCTGCTTGTAAACTTTAAAAATTGATTCTAACAAACTGTTTCCAAATGGATGATTGTTATCCATTCCTTCGCTCATGCTAATATGAATCACATGGTTTGCATCTATTGCATATTGATTTTCATTCTGTTGAAATCGACTTCCTCCAGTAGTATTAGGAAAACTACCAGTCATTCCACGACTCATGCCTGTTCCGGAATTGTTATTATAATGTGTACCGCCGCCTGTAATGTTAGTAGGACTAATAGCAGTTGTTGACAGTGTTTCTAAGTTTGGGTTGAAGTCACGGATAATATATTGTTCTGGCTTTTTGCCTTCTGATTCGTTAACAATAATCTTATCAACTTTAGATGGATCGATATACATCCATGCTTGTGTTTCCGGATCACGTACGAAGAAAACATCACCGTATTTGAAACTGTTGCGAACAATCTTAAACATTCTTGTTTGAAATTTGTTTAGTTTAGTCCACTGTTGCATGAGTTTTCTAATAACTTTTACTTCAGTCGATGTTGCTTGTTCTTTGAAGAACACACGAAATGGTGTTCCATTTTCTTCGTTTTGCTGTGTACAGAATTCTGCTAAAATATCCAAGGCGGCATTAACTTCGCTGTCTGCATCCATAGTATCATACTGACCGTATCGTTCTAAACGATTTGGATGTCCAGAATAAACATCAGGTAAGAAACTCGAATAATTCCTATGTGTAGGATTGGACATATCAGAGCCGCGAGCACCACTAATAGGACTTAGGGTTCCTGAAGCATTAACAGGGGTGAAGTATTTTTTCCAGCTCATAATTTGTTATCTAAAAAGGTTGCCGCTTAGAGATTTAGTTGCATCTACATTACGTTTACTGTATTCAGCAGTTTCTTTAAGGTATCTAATCATGTCAGCAGTCTGCTTATTTAACGTCGATAGCTCGGACTGCAAATTATTAAAGTACCGAATAGGTGATATTAATTCAGGTTCTTCTTCTCCAACTTTAATATTCATAGGAGATTCAATTATTGCGCCAGCTGCTGCCTTTGGACCTGCAAATGCTTCTCCGCCCATTCTTCCAGCAGTTCCGCCACCGAAGCCGCCGATCAATCCACCTATTAACGCACCCAATGGACCACCCATTAATCCTCCAGCAGCAGCACCGGCAAGTGCTCCAGTAAATCCTCCTGCGGCTTCTCCTATTGCTCCACCACGTTGAGTTGATGCATCACCTGCTGAAATTGATCCTGCTTTTTCTTGATCGTTTATACCACTTAACTCACCTGCTAGCATTAATCCTCCGATTACAGTTCCAGCAATTCCTAATTTTTTAACCAGTGAACCGGTGATCCCTTTTCCGCCACCTGCACCACCTCCGCCGGTGCCGCCAGCATCACTTGCGGCGCTAGTAGCCGCTAACTTTCTCAAAGCCAATACCGCTGCCCCTGCCGCTAAAGCAATTCCTCCAAAACCAAAAGTAATTGCATCGAATCCTTTAACAAGTTTAGATATTCCTGTTGCCAGTCCGTTAATAACAGGAGTTAACAATGTAACAATAGGTCCTAATAGATTATTAATAGCTTGTCCAAATTCTTGAACAGCTTTTTGTGCTTCAACTGCGGCCTTAGCCTGCGATGCTTCTCGTTCTGCTCGTTCTCTTGCGGCCGTTGAGTATTGTTCGGCTACTTCTTTTTCTCCTGCAACTCGATCACGAGCAGCTAATAGAACTGCTTCTTCATTGCCTTTCAATACACCACTAAACGACCCTACTGGCCCGGCTAGCCTTCCTAGATCTCTTGCGTTTGACTGTCTGCCTTTAATTTCATTGTCATATACTTCTTTGCTTTGAGCTCCAAATTGTCTTCTTAATGCTAGGTCTCTTTGGATAGCTTCAGCGGTACTAGCACTAGTCGCTGTTAATCGTTTACCAGCATCACCTTGAACCGCAACTCCCATAGCACTGGCTTTGGCAATATCAGCTCCGCCTTTACCGTAAAGTACAGTAGCACGTTTGACATTTTGTTCAATTAATTCTCGTTCTGGTTTTGACTTACTGGCAAGAAACAGTTGGAATTCTGCTTCTTCCATTTCTGCTTTTACTTTTTTCTGTTGTTCTTCTCTACTCTTGCCTGTAATTGCAGCCAACTGATCTAGCTCTTGCAAATACACTGTGGTACTTTTTGTTAATGCTGCTGTATCTTGTAGCTCGGCTCTACTCCTACCTCCTGTTATAGAAAGATAGTTTAGCATCCCTTGATTAACTTCTTCAGTAGTAAAACCCAACGCTCTTAATTTTGTTCCAGCATCGCTCGACAATAAACTATTACTTGCTTTAACAAATGCTTTTGCTCCGTCATTTGCAGTCCCGCCCAACTTTGAAAATGTCTCGCCATTTGTTTTCATTAGATTTGTAAATTGATCTAATGTCATGTAGGTGTTTAATGCAGATTGTCTAAGGGTAGTTAAACTTCCACCAAAGTTAACACCAGCAGTGCTCACCTGCTGGTACATGTCTAAATTCTTTTCTTGAAACTCGGCTAGTCGTCTAAAGCCCGTGGCTACAACTCCCAGAATCCCTGGCATTGCTTCAAATGCCCCAAATACATTGCTAACTTGTGCAGATCCGTCTGTTAAACTTTTAATCAACGGACTGATGCTACTGTCTAGAATTCTAATTTTATTTGCGGTTGCAGTGCCTACTGTAGCTAATGTACTAAATATTCCAGCTGATTGCTTAACATTAGTATTCATTGCAGCAACGACTGCTGGATCTAACCCTGCTTTTGTTGCTAGATCTTTAATAGCGTCTTTTTGCGCTTTAGTAGTTGCTAATGTTGCTTGAAGTAGTAGACGTAAGGTTGCTTCGGTAGCTGCGTTATTCAGCTCTACATATTCATTACCAATTGATCCTGTTACGTCTGCCATTGTATTTTAGGGGTTATCTGCGTAGATAAATACTTTATCTATTTCACATAGTTTATTTATCGGAGACACATATGGTTTCAAATCCACAACAAATACATGCAAATCCACTTTCTGGATTTATGCGACAGCCTAAAATATATATTCGCTTGCCCAGCGGAGGAGAATTCTGGCCTGCTGGAAGTCTTGAGCAAACTGAAACAGGTGAGTTTCCTGTGTTCTCAATGACTGCCAAAGACGAACTAATGCTTAAAATCCCCGATGCTATTATGAGCGGTCAGGCGGTTGTGGACGTTGTACAGCATTGTATGCCCAACATAAAGAACGCATGGTCAATTCCCAGTATTGATTTAGATGTTATTTTAATTGCAATCAGACTTGCAACCTACGGGGAAAAGATGACAACTCCCATTACGTTCGGTGACGACTTAGAGATGGAGTATAGTGTCGACTTAAAACAAGTAATGGACACATTGATGTATCAAATAAAATGGGATCCTATTGTACCCATTAATGAAGATTTAACAATATTTGTGCGCCCCATGACATATAAACAACTCAGTGACAGTGCAGTAAAAACATTTGAAACTCAAAAGATTTTACAAATTGCAAATAATAATGAAATGAATGAAGCTGACAAAGTTGCTGCGTTTAAAGAAAGCTTCAGTAAACTAACAGATGTTACTATTGGCGTTGTTGAAAAAAGTATATTTAAAATTGACAGTTCTAATGGAAGTACTGAAAATCTCAAGCACATTAAAGAATTTATTGAAAATGCCGATAAAGATATTTTTAATATCGTTCAAACGCATCTAGATGCGTTAAAAAGCATCAACGAATTAAAACCAGTCACAGTAACAGTTACTGATGAAATGCGAGAAAAGGGAATTACTGGAGACACAGTTGATGTGCCGTTGGTGTTTGATCCTGCAACTTTTTTCGTATAAGGCTTTTGTATCTTGATACCGATGGTATCAATAAACTTGTTACCGAATATGAAGTTGATACAAAAGCCTTAAGAGAAGAACTTTTTAGATTTAGTTGGTATATGAGAGGAGGACTTTCGTTCTCCGAAGCATTTTTGTTAACGCCCGAAGATCGAGATTTGCTGAATAAGATTATCGAAGGAAACTTAGAATTGACAAAAGAAACGCAATTACCGTTCTTTTAAATATCTTTACCTAAGAAATTGCTGTGAAATATTAGGTTAGATTCTTTTACGGTACCTAATTGTTGTATTCCGTATGCAACTACTTGAGGTCTGCGATCACCCCTAACTGCCTTAATGGTAGCAATTGCATTGTCAATTGCTTGACGACCTGCAGGTTCACCTACTTTTCCTGTGTTTGCTGTAGTGGCAGGTGTTGTTCCTGCTGGTTCGCCCACTTTTCCTTGACTAGCTGCATTTGTAGCAGGTGCTGTATTAGCGGGAGCGGTGGTTCCGGTAGCAGGTGCTGTATTAGTTTGAGCTGTAGTAGCTGGAGGTGCCACAGTAGTCGTAGGAGCTGGTGGGGCTTTATAACCTCCAGCTTGTTGAACACGTCTCTGAGCAACATTAGCAACTCGATCTGCTCGTTGATTAAACACATCTTTAGCGCCTGCTATAGCACCTCTAGTACCGCCTACAACATTTGCAGTACCTCTTGCTGCTGATCCTAGAGCCCCGGCTAGGCTTAATTCATCTAGTTGTTGTTTAACAATTAACTCATTTATACGCATATCAAGGAAATCCTAAAAAGTATTTCTTTTATTTATAATGAGCTGACGCTCATTTGCTTCTTCGTAATCGCTTACGCTCTTACTTGAAGCACTATTTAAGCGAAGCTAATTAAATTCATGTAGATTGCTTCGGTCAGACGGAACCGTTTTGCTGCGGTTCCATCTTTTGTCTTCATGTGAGTTGCACACAGCCGAGACATTGGAAGTAGGTATTTTTATTCACCGTAAGCTAATGGGCTCTGATCTTTCCCAACCTACATCGACTCGCATAATGCGTCTTAGACCTCGTTCCTAGTGTCTAAGTTTTCTTAGCCGGTGATTTCGTATGCTAACATTCATACTATATCAATACGTCGAGCATTAGGGTTCGCGCTCTCAGACTCGCTGCCGATTTTTCAGGCTAGTGGGATATACCCACGGGAGTGTCTCAATATGTTACGTGTCCGGTTATTCCCCGGTTTTTCCACAGCGGTATTATTAAACTGGCCCGCCAACCTTAGGTGTTAGGTAATATGTAACCTTTAGGAAGCCATGAAACAAACATACTTTTGCCTTTTTTAGTTTTGCAAGTATCACAGACCACTTTACCTGCGTGTGGACCTGTAGGTTCGTTGATGATTTCCCAGTTATGTTCTTTGTGAATGCCTAGGTGTTGCTTGAGATTGTCTCTTTGAGTATGCCATGTCTTGTCAAATCCAGTTTTCGGCTTAGTCCAATAAGGATCATTTAAAAACGCTGTATCGCTTTTATTTGTCTTAGAGTAATTTAGCTTCGTCATGATTTTAAATTTTTGTTTTAATGTGAGAGCCATGGACACGGACTTGTATGTGTCCGTTATAGTATTCGTCGGATTCTAATACTTTGCGGTCGAATTGT